AGAATGTGGCGGATATCATCATCTCTAAGTCCTAAGATATTTTTACGAATCCACTCTCTATCAACAATACCTTCCGGTGCGGTACCTGCAATCTCAAACTTCCTTGCAATTAGCTCAAGTTTTTGCTGCTGGGCTATAGATGATGGGTTGGACAGTTTCAACTCGAAATCTAAAAGATCCTCGCCTTCAAACCCATGAGAGAATAGATGAATCATAGCTATTTTATTCAACTCAGATAATACAGTTTTTTGAATTCGCTGAATTGATCTTGAGAATCTAATATCTTCTTGGGCAAGTGTTGCCTTGGCACCGACATCCTCATCATATCCCAGATATGCCCGTGGGATCTTTAATGCTGCAAATAGCTTCTTTTGGATATATTCAACATCCTGAACTGCTGCAGTATTTGAACCACCAGCAAGGGTTTCAATCTTTGTCCCCGATTCCCCCCCACGTACGGGAAGAAAATAATCTTCATCCACGCTCAGTGGATTATACCGTAGGTCGACCTGGCCAGTTTCTTTATTTATGATTTGACTTCTTTTAAGAGACGTCTGAGCCTGTTGTAGATACTCTGCAACATTCTCAGGAGGAACATTACCAACATCGATATAGAATACCCTTCGTTCTGGAGCACGAATGACCCTATATACCAACATGGCATCCTCAATAAGGATCAATTGTCTCCATATGCGTCTGGCAGACTCTAAAACAGAATTCCCATATGGTAGAAAGGCATCATTACCTAAAAGCCTAAAATGAGATACCTGCCAATTCTCCAAAACCTGGTTCCCTTGTGTTATCCATCGGAACCTTACAGCTGAGGGATCGTTTGGGTCAAATCCTTCTTCACGCTCAATCTCCGATATAGGGATTGGGTATGCATTTATCATGCCGAACTCTGGTGAAACATCATTGAACAAGAAAAAATCACCATACTTGCATAGATTTCTCACCCACATAGGCAAATTGAATTCAATGTTCATCGTTTCTAGAAATAATGTGTCAAGAATTTCTTGAATCCGACGGTTCTCTGAGTATATGTGTAGGATATGTCCCTTTTCATCTGGGGACACCGTCTCCTCGGCATATATGTCTAAAGCAGATGCAATCTCAGGTGTAGCTTCCATTTCGCTAAAGTCACTATATCTGGACATTCTATCAAATGCCCCATAAGCAGACAATGTGCTATTATATACATCACTATGTTGCTTAGAGAACATATCCAGCGTAGACTGTGCGCCCTTTGTCTGGAAGTCACGAACCCTACGCTTAACCATTGGGCCGCCACGAAACAGTTGCGTTAATCGTTGAAATAGGTTTTTATTCTTTGCCATGCCTATCCTCTACTCTTTCTCGGGCATATTGAGATTATACCATAATTGCCAAGATAATAAATCACTTCAATAACCATGACATATCTCCATAAGGAGAATTTGAGCCTGATACTTCAGGCATTGTTCCCATTACAATTGGTTGAAACGGATTTGGTGATGCACCACGATTAGTCCAAATATCTGCGGAGGACGGTGCTTTATTCTCAGGAGACCCATTAACTGCAAATGCAGCTAGCATCGCGTCATTAATATTTACCGTATACTGATTATAGTTGGGTGATGTATCATAAAGCCATGTCCCAATGGCAAGGGCGATGACGAGGTCATCATTTGCGCCTTTCTGGGCCTGGGCCTTATTGCCTTTCCACACAAATGTCTTTAGCTCATCATATAGCCTCGTAGAGTATATCTTGATTTGCCTATTTCTTAGAATTTCTTCCAGCTTTGTCAGCACCTGTATTCTAGCTGGTGCCGTCATCGTGAAACCTACTTTGTGGATATTGCTTTCCCCATACATCGAAGCATATTTGTCACTTTGCTTCTTAAAATAAAGATTAGGATAATTCATTTCGACCAGCTTCATAATGACCGCATACCCATATGTGTTATTCTCAGGACAAACTAGGGCCTTACCATACCTCATCCCAGCTTCATTGAGCAACATCGCAAATTGATCTGGGGGCAATTTACCTTTATATTCTGCAACTACCTCTGATTCATTTGTATCGATTACACAAAATGTTGAATAATCAGCAGCATCGCCCCTAGCAACATCGGCAGATATTATATACCTGTGCTCAGACAGCGCATACTTCCATACCCACACCCCCATATCTGGGCCCCATTTTTCTAATGGGTTCCTAACGGCCGTCCGAATATATTCAATATCCTCTGCCGCTAGAAATGTGTCACCTGATGCTGCAAAGTCACATAGTAGCTCTTGTGCAATTTGTTTGTTAGATAAGTTTTTACACTCATTCTCAAACCACGTTTCATCTCTCTCAGGATGTACATCCCATGGGAGACGAATGGGGTGAAACTCACTTTCCCCCGCAGCAGCCTTCATATACAAGTCATAATACTGGCCACCGACACCATTTGGGGTTGATAACACAATTGCACGACCACCGGTAGAGAGTGTAGGGTATAGGCCCATCCACAACTCATCAAAATTACGAACAAATGCAGCCTCATCCACAATCAATAACGACAATGCCTCAGAGCGGCCGGCATCATCAGATGTAGGAATAGCCTTGATAGTTGAACCATTACTAAACTCAACAGATTGCTTATTACTAGTAGTAAGCTCAGGCAATATCAGCCATGGAGGCACATTTCTTAACGCAACCTTCACTTTCTTTATAAAGTTCATTGCAACTGCTAACTTCGTTGCAATTACCAGAATATTCTTATCCTTATAAAAAACAGCCAGCCATACAGCATACGCCGCACTAATTGTTGATAATCCAAGCTGCCGGGACTTCAAGATTACATTAAACCGATTGTTTATGAAATCATGAACACACTGATCCTGAAAATCGTATGTCTTGAATGGAATTAGGCCTGCGGTCGGATGTTGTATCTTTACATACTTGTTGAAAAAATAAACTGGATCCTTACCACAGCGGACTATTTCCTTTACCTGACGTTGCTTGTTAACAGGGGGCATCTCGTCTCGCTTAGTTCTTGATGTCTAATATCAAGTCACGGTTGTAATATGCAACCCTTCTTAAAGAGTTTGCTGTCGCAGATACAAGTTCAACCCTATCCCTATTAGAAAATTCACTAACACTTAACGCATTTCCAGTAGCTTCCTTAAACTGCTTTTTAACCTCACCCAAACGTGCGGTCAACAGTTGCATGGATTCGTCTACTAGGTTAGGCATTTGTTGCTGTAAAGAATCTTCCGAAGCAAAATGTACAATTGTGCTAAAGCTTAGCAGCAATCGGTCACCATGCATTTTAGATGTAATCCCAGCACCTGACTTACCCCATGTGTGGTTTAGAATATTCCCTAATTCATTAACTTCTTCTTTTGATAACATAATGGTCTCCTGGTTCCTCCTTATGTAATTATTGCCTGCAGAACTATCTGACCCTATATGATGGTAGGCTCAGTCTTTTTTTTCTGACATTTGATATCTCTTTTGATGATGGACGCCAGCCACCTTCCCACTTATCCTGGTTTGCCGCGGCCCATGTTATATAGCAATAGTCACAGCATGACCATTTCTGAAATATTGTTACGTCTGTATGATCTCTCATTAAAAGTTCACATACAGGACATTCCAATGGAATATGCTGATCATGTATTAACCGGCTTGACTTCATTATTAAAAACCCGTTTTTATCTTCATGAAAATTCTTATTCATGATCCATTGACTCCCCACCATTATAGATTACCTGGGCATTTTTTCCTCGCCTGGTTATCTCTATCACGTTATCGACGACGTCTTTTACACCATCAACATGTGATATTACCAATATATTCCTAAACCATCTTTTAAGAGACTTCAGTAATCGATTACAGGATTCTACATTCATTTCATCAAGAGCGCCGAAACCTTCATCAATAATAAGCAAGTCGGTTTTGGGTAGGGACGAAATATTAATAAGTGCTACTCGAATTGCAAGGGAAGACATCATCTTCTCCATACCGGATCCACATTCAATAATTCTTCTAGAGTCGCCATAATTGATATAAATGTCCATTGAATTTGAAGATGACTCAGCTTCAAGCTCTACAGTAAACCCAACAGCATCTTGAAGAATCTTTGAAATTTCAGCATTAATAACTGGGAGTTGTGACATCATAATCTGGCGAGGGATACCGTTCTTTGATACAGCACTCATAAATAGGTCATAAACCTTCCATTGCATTAGCAACTTATTGTGCTCATCTTTAT